CCCGATTGCGTCTGCAACCCAATGCTCCCGTTTGCTGTACTGATCAACATCGCTAACATACCTATGTATAGCGTGGACATCGGCCAACACACCGTCGAGTGTGCTCTTAACATTCAACCCCACGATTCCTAGCCTCCACACAACCAAAGGGGGGCTCAACCTCTCCTTTAAGGATAAACGGAGTTGGTGTAGCTTGGCATCCCCAATTTGCTAGCACAGCAACAGCAGCGCAAACAATAAAAAGCACTCTACGCACTAGGCTACCTACACGTACTAGACTAAATCTATCTATGTAGGCAGCCATGTGCTAGCTGTTTACGGTAACGTTATAACAGCGGTGCTAAGCGCTTCTGGCTTGACAACTTTATACCCATAAACTTGCAACCCACGGATAATATTTCCGAAAGTAGTAGTTGAACGGATAGTTTCCATCTCAGTCATCTGGGACGCAAAGGTAAAGCCCATTTTGTGCCCAGCGAGAATATCAAACTTAGTAGCTGCGCCAGCGCCGGTCTTGTTTAGGTTATGTGATACATAGACCGTAAACCGATCAATCATACCGAGTCTGCCATTACGCAGAATAGACGTAGAGTCCCCCGCAAGAGACGCGTCCCGCAAGTCACTTTTCTTAATCATACCTGCCATTTTTGCAGGGATTACAATATAGCGGTCGGACTCTGGAGCATTAGCCTCGTCTAGCACGGTGCCCATATCAACAATCAAGTCAAGCACGTTGGTTTTACTAACTGCTACCGGAGTTGCAGTTACGCCTAAATTAAAACTACCCGAGATAGCTCCGGCGGTAGCACCTTTATTAGTTGCAGCTACGCCGGGGAGCATGTCTACCAAAACTCTCTGGTCAATCTTAATTTTCATGCGCTCAGAAGCGTCTTTAGACCAAGTATCCATTAAGTTAATGTCTGACTGAATTTCGTCAACATCGTCTTCAATACACGCGAAATACTCACCTTTATCAATGAGCAATTGCAGTATTGGTTTTTCGGGTGTTTCTACGGCTAGCGTTGCGCCTTTTGAGTACGAATTAAGCGTAATCGTAGGGGTTTGACGGATATTTACGGTATCACCGTAGCTGCTAATCTCACCTTCGTAGTCAGTGTTTGAGATAGCTGCCAAAACAGTAGCGTCGTAAAAATTTTCAATGAGTTTACCTGACCAAATTTCAGGTACAAATGTTCCGCTTAACTGCGGATAAGGTGCGGTTACTGGAAAAGCCATTTTTTAAGTCCTAATCAAGCATTGTTTATGCGACCTTCTCGCTGTGCAGCGAAAATGTCACGTTCTATACGGTCTCGCTCTTTCTCACGCCCCTTGTATTTACCCTGCTGAACATGTTGGAAAAAAGTTTTAATGTCAGCAGAAGTATACGTAGGTAGTTCCTCCGATTGCGGCACACCTGCCGAACGGCTTCGTCCGGGTGCAACCTGCTTTTCGAGTTCATTGGCGGTAGAAGCGCCCCGATTGGTTTGTTGAGCAACTGGCTGTCCAGTTGAAGCCTTCCAAGTTTGAAAGAAACTAATAACACGCCCGGAGTCCATATTGCGCTGCGCATCATCTAAGTAAGTTTGCCGCGCAATACCAGTAAGTGGATCAATCGCTAGCAACCAAGTTTGAAAATCTTGATTGGAATTTACCTCTTGCCAGTCTGGAACCGACTGCTGCAGCTCTCCCCAGAACGCTTGCTCCGCTGTAGCTGCTTGTTTCTGCGATATCTGCTGCACTTGCGGCACTACGCTAGATTGCATCTCACGGATAACTTGCTCTAGTTGGTCAATACGAGCTTGCGAAGATGTTTGTTCTTCGCGGCTAACTTTTCGCATTACATCAATAGAGTCACCCCACTCCTCCACGTCAGCTTCTGTAATGAGCTGCTGTGGTTTAGGTGGCTCCTGCTGCGCAGGCTGCGCGCTCATAGACGTAATCAATTGCTCAAGCTGTGTAACTCGTCCTGCCAGCTCACGCTTTTCAGCGTGCAGTCTAGGGACTTCAGCATTGTACATCCCCTGTAGGGATCTCCATCTCTGCTCATAAGTTTCTTGCTCACCATCTGTGCTGCCCTGCTGCTGCTCATCAGCGGGCGACTGGGATACTTGTTGGGACTCGCTGTCGGCGGTGTTAGTCTCTTGCGCTTGATCTTCTGTCTCTACAAGGTCGGGCGCATCGCCCTCCTGCGGAGTAACATCTGTATTAAGCTCGTCGTAGAGTTTCTGTACTGCCTCAGACTGTCTCCTAACTTGTACTGGTAAAGCCATACTGTACGCTCCTATCGGTGTGCGTGATTGGGCGGCTGTTATTTTAACTGTGCCGCGTATTCAGGGGACTTTTGAATGAGGTCTCTGACCTCACGAAGAACTTGGCACCGCCCCTGTGCTCGTGCCACGTTCGTTACTGGGATATCTGGTAACTTATTAAGTTCCCTCTGATACCACTCGTCGATATATTTTACAACAGCCGGAAACCCTTTTGCTACACTGGCAAAGTCTTGCAAAGTAACAGGGTCGGGCTTTATCAAACCGTGCCCCCTGTATTCTGGTTCATAACAGTTTTAGCATCCCCGCCGCCCTTGGGTGACCCATCAGGCTGTGTTGGCGTAGGCGCGGGCTGTTGCTGCTGTTGCTGTGTCATTGCGCGTATCTTGCTTTGCGTAGTCACAGACTCTTGTTCTTTAGACGGGATTATGTCGTCAACCGGCATTTGTAAACCTTTCGCTACTTCGCGGAGTATAGCCGCGCGCCCGTCTTGGCCGATAATCTCTAAATCCATGGGGTTTGCGGTAGCGTTAAGGAACTCAACACGGCGTATATTGACCGTTTCCTTAACCGCAAGATTAATAGCACCTTTAGCAATAACCTCTACATCGCCCTTAATCGACTCATCTTCGTCGTATCGCATGTTGTAGAGAAACTGACGCTGTACAGTCGGGCGTATTATGTCGTTATCTATGTGCATAACCACCTGTCGTATGCTTTTACCAGCTGAACCCATAAGCATAGAAAGCCCAGACGCGGTTCTGCCCGCCCCCTGCACGTTCATATCGCCGTAAACGTACGCTGGAATGCCACTATGATCGTCCGCTAAACGAGAAAATCGGTCATAAACCGCCATTAGTTCGTTAGCCCTAGAATCAGGCTGCGTAAATCGCACCGCAGGCGCGGAAGACCCTAGCGGATCGTTCATAACCTGCCATATTTTCCATGGTGAAAGCTGAGTTATGTCCTCATTCGGCGGAATGCGCTCTAAATTAACCTCAACCTGCGGCCCAGAGGCTATAGCCATGTTATTTACAAGCGCGCGAGCAGAAGCATTACATACGCTCTGCAGGTCTTCTATAATTTCTGGTATGCCCCTGCCCCAAAATGCGCCGGGAGACTTAATAAACGAGGTTTTAGAGTAAGGTTTTTCGCCTAGTGGGTCGTAATTAAGCACAGCTTTAATAACGTAGTCACCTACTACCCAAACATTCGCGTCATACTCTTTTGCGGGGTCAGGTACTTCCTCATCAGACAGGCCCCACTCACGTAAATGAGTTCCTGTTACTTTTCCCCAGAATTCTAGCGCGTCAAAACTATCTACTGGCGTACGGTATGTATAGTATTTGCGCTCAAGCTGGTCTTTCTGCAGCTCTACGCCCTCACTAAGCCACGATCTGCCATTGCCTTCTTTTAATACTTTACGTATGGCATCGTCGTCGTACCCCGGAACCCCTATCAGCTCAGATAACTGCGTACGGGGCATACGATGCAGCTCAAACAAGTACCCGTCGTTAAGGTGAGTAACCCCCGGCTCTGGGTAAATGCTAAACGGGTCAACCCGCTCGTACTCTGGGCCAAGCTTTTCGCCAGCTTCAACAATAGTTTTACCTTCCGCGCTACGCTTGTACTCTAAAGTACGTTGCCGCCGGATAATAGGGCCTTTGGTAAACGCACAAGGGAACGTAACCAAATCAGTTAGGAACTCATTGAACGCCTCACCCCAATTCCCTTGCGAAAATTGATCTGTGATCTTTAGCTTCATCTTATCCGCGCGGTTCTGCGCTTCTTGCAAAACTCTAAAGCGGTATTCCTGAGACACAAGCTCTCTAAGCTCTTGCATCTCAGCTGCTGTAGGGGCCTGCCCAAGTTCCTGCAGCATTTGCATAACTCTATCGGCAAACTCGTCCTGTATTTCTTTCTGCTGTGTCGGGCCTATTTCTGGTATCGCAGTAGGCTGCAAATCCCACGGGGGCGTGCCTTGGTCAAGCAGTATATCGCGCAGCCAGCTCTCAGCCGCGCGGCACTTAACTTCTGTCAGCATCATATAGATCTCTGAGCCGCCTTGACGCGTTATCTGCGCTAGTTTCTCAGGCTCATAATCCCCATTGCGCTGACGTAAAGCGCGCAACATAATGGTCTCAATGGGCTTTTTAGCTATTTGCGCAGCGTCCCAACAAGTGCGTATATACGCGGTTAAGCCAAGTATTAACTCACTGCTCTGGCGCTCAGAAAGCGCTGCTTCAATGCGCTTCTGTTCTTGCTCATCAAGCTCTTTATTATTAACAACTCGCAAAAACGTTAAACCCGGCATACTCCGCCTTTATGTAAACGTGTCGATACACACGTAAGTAATTGCAGTTATATACTGTAACTAAAAAATACGCAATAGAAAAAAACCCGCCGAAAGTCGCATTTAACCTCCGACGGGTCTTAGCTAGGCGGAGAAAGCCATGCTAGTGCTGCAGCTAGAAGAACTGGTGAGAGAGGAGCACCGTTACTAACAACACAGTACATAAATATCATGTCCATCCGCCGGAGGCAACTTTTTTTATCTCTCTGCGTCGCGCAAGCACTTCTCCCCCACCTGCTGTGCCAATGTGCAGCATCAAGTATTGCAGAGCTTCAGCGACGTGCGAGTGCTTATTTTTGTCAATAGACCCATTCTTAGGATGAAATCTATACCCACCCATCATAGCCGCCTTAAGCTGGCTGCAGCGTGGGTCAACAACAAACGCGCTATCACCGTCTACTTGCCGCATAAGATAGTCGTCAACCGCGTTAAGCCTAGCGCTGACCTTATTAGTTCTTGCTGGCAAAACGCGCATACCCTCGGCCTTAATAATGTCTACTGCACTACGCTCGTCTGTCTGCGCTCGCTGTACACCCGCCGGGTCAACAATAACTAGCACGGGCATACCAGAAAAACGCTCATGCAACAGCGGCTTAAGCACCGTCCGCACAAACCTCTGCACACCCATGTCGAAGCTAACTGCTTCATCATATATAAGCGTACGCCCACGAGGATCTTGCTGTCCTATTACAGCTGCAGGAGTCAGCCCTAAGTCCATACCTATGACAAGAGGTCTAACCCCGTTAATAATAGGATTGAGCGTCTTATGCGCCATGTGGTAGTCAGGTCGAAAATACTTGTAGACAGGCTGGCCCGCGCTCGACAGGCCATACTCCCCGTCGATGAACACCCGCACATACTCCTCTGACCTACCCTGCGTGTCGTAGTACTCATCCGGCAAGTTCTCTATGTTCTCAGCGTATGCAGAGCGCCCGGACGGTTGCTTAAACACCGACCAGCCATTGTCGTTATAGCTAACCCCATCTTTAGGGTCTAGCTTCTCCATCTGGTAATACCACCACGTATCCATCGTCGGCGGGTTAGTATCCCCCCACATACCATGCCACGTCGGGCCTCCGTCCTTGGAGGAGGGGAATCGTCCAATACGCTTAGACATAGCGTCTACAATCTCAGGCGCTATATCCCTACACTCGTTAAACCACGCAAACGACAACTCTAGTGAGTTTAAATTAGCCACATCGTCCGCGTCATCCAATGCCCTAAACATAATCTCGCACTCAACATCGCCTACCTCAAAAAAGTAAGTCTTGGTAGTACGCATATACCGCCCGCACACTCCCGGCGGGAACCAATCCAAAAACGTCTTAATCGTCGTGTCCTGCAGCTGCCGCGCAGTCTCCCGCACCACAGCCGCCCTCGTCCTGCGCTTACCTGTATTCGGGTCAGGTTTTTGCAAACTCGCCCTACGCACAACCTCAAACGAGCAGGTCACAGACTTACCAGACCCTACTGGCCCCATCAAGACGCGCATTTTAGCGTCGTCAACCATAAACTTTTCGCCCGTATACGGCGGTTTGTAGTCAATCTCTAGTGCCATCTGGCTCTCCCTTGCCTAGTAATATAACTATAACCTCACGCGGCCTCTTTCGTTTGGCGGGTATAATTTTAGTTTTGAACGAATGCCCAGCTTGGGCTAATTGTTTTTCCAGTTTTAAGCACTCTCTAGCTGTGCTAAACCTAGCAGCAGGTAGCCCATCGTACGTGCTGCTAAACTGTTCCAACATCATCGTACTCTACTGCTTCAACAACCCGCTCCTGCTCCATGGTCATAGTCTTCTCTTGCCCAGCTAGGTTTATAGTTATTTTAACGCCTCCAGCGCCCCCAGCAGAGTCATCAGACTCTTTGGTCTCTAGTCCAGCCCACTTGACCGTACTCTTTATCAAGTCTGCTTTCACCGCAGGGGACACATCAGGGCTGTGTATTAAGCCCCAGCTGGTAGTAAGCAGCTCCTCGGCCTGCGCTTTTGCCTTAAGTTTAAACGTAAGTCCTTTCTCACAGATGTCCTCGCGGTATGCGGCTACCCGCTTTAAAAAAACTGGGTCTTTATTAAATATGAGGATCTCTGCGCTCTTAATGCCATGGCGCTGCTTAACTTCGTCGATAGTTTCGCCACTGCCTTCAAGAATTAAAGCTATGTCAAAGGCTAGGCGGTCTGTCCACTTAGTGTGGAATAAAGGGAGATTGTCCATAAAACGAGTATAGGTGCGCTATGGGGCTTGAGCAATACTTTTGGCGCAAAAGGTTTACAAACTTTACACCTTGCTTTTTCGGGGTCTTGCTTTAAGCGGTTTACTATTATAGCGGGGGGGTCCGGTTTTCCATGTCCGACTACCCCC